CCGCCCGCAAATCAGGCAGGAACTTCTGGAAATCTGACCTTGTTAGCGGCTTTGGATCGTCCATCATGCCGCCAGTGGTTCAATGGTTGCCTCAAGTCGCGCCAGGCTGATTCGCGCATCGCTTGTGCCGCGAAACCGCTGGATTCGGTAATGGCTCATCTTGCCCTGTTGCCGCCAAACCATGCGCTTGAGCCGCTCACCCTGTCGCCCTGCTTTGATTAGGCGCTCTTGGCTCCACGTCTCACCGTCGAGCGAATAGCTAGTCCAAATCACAGGATCAAGGCCAAACACAACGCGACCCGGCAAGCCAACAAGCTCTAGCTCGTGAAAAACCGCCCCCCTGCCTTCGTTGTATGTTATCAACGTCCCGAATTCCCAGCCTGTCACGGCTCCGTAGTGGGTCGAAACCGTGTCAACAAGGGCGCCTATGCTGCTGGTCGTAGGATCTGCGCATGTCCACTTGTCATATGCCCACAGATGGGTGCGGGCGCGGTATTGACCAAGGCCGACAATGCTTGACGTGAGCACATACCACGCTGGCTCACCCAATGCTTGCGATGCGGCACCGTCATAGACTAGGCATTGATCCGGCAGATGAACCATCAGGTTTTGATGGCCTCGATCTAGTCGCGCCTCTATGACAACGGTTTGAAGTTGGGTTTCCGTGTAGCCGAGCAGGAGCGTGTCTACCTCAGCGCTCGATAGCTTTGTTGCGTTACCGCTGGTCACGATCCAAATTGCTGGCGGCTCATTTTCGGCTCCGCCCATGAATGCAAACGTCCCCATGAATTGGCAATATGAATGCGTCCCGATAGCGCCCTTGGCGACCTGTGCGCCCTCAATGCGCTGGAATGGGAAATTGTCGCCGCCAACGTTTTGGAAAATCTCAATGGTGTATCGACCGAATGCGTAGATTTCGTTTTTCAACTCGTCCACCGCAATCACATCATCAGGATTTGATTCGACCGAGCCGTATTTGAGAGGGTTTACTGAATACCGATCATTCAACTCTGTCACAACAAGAAATTCCCCGTCAGTCGTCAGCCAATACCCAGCGACGAAACGAACGTCCTTGACATATCCAATATCCGGGTCTGTCACTACGGTAAGGCTCGCCCCATCCCAATAATGCAGCTTGCCGCCCGATGCGATGCCTAGCACATCAAACGAGTAGTCAAGCGTGGCATATTCAGACCCGCCAACATCGCCCAACACTGTTACTGTGTCGTCAGCGTTTTGTCGAACTAGCTTGGACCCTTGCACCCGGTACGCTTGGCCCCTCCAAACGATACCGCCTCGGTCTAATCCTTGGCCGGTGGCAATGAGTTCAACCCCCTCTGCTGGCTTGAGATAGCCTACGCTGATCCCCTGCGCCGTTGGGACTGGCTTCATATTGCGCGGGTAGGCCGTCCTAAAACTGCCTGTTTCGTCTGCTCTAATGCCCGATAGGATGGGGATTTGCACGACTTAGCCCACTCGATACCACGCGCTAAAAACAGCGTCAAAGCGCAGCCTGAAAAACCCGTTGACAGCCAACGCAGTAGGAGCACCGTTGACCGTCGCGCCATTGCCAGACACCGTTAGAGCCGTGACAATCTGAGTGCAGGTGCACATCAACTCCTGCCCGTCAATGCACGATGTTTTCTCCGGCAAAACAATCGTCCCTGCCGCATACGTTGCAGCCGGGGTGAGCAGCAACAAAACACTGCCGCCGCTGCTCATTGGGCTGACCGAAACGCTGAATCCAGTCGCGCCTGGTGCTGCGTATTGAGTCAAGTAGGCGCTTCCGACTGTTGCCGATGCAGACACCAAATCAATCAATTGCTGCATTGATGCGCGGCTATCTACGCCGTTTGTCACATCACCAAAAGGGATTTGTGCAGCGCTGGTAAGCGTCCCTTGATTCAGATTCTGGATTGCCATTTCTTACTCCGGGATGACTAGCAAATCACCGCCCTGCGTATTGCCGAGCGGGTTGTTTGTTGGGGCGCTGAAGAATCTTGAGTTGGCCGAATAGATGCCCTTGTTGCCGGCACCCGATGCCATCGATCCGCGCATCTGTTGCTCTTGTGGCTGCGCTGCGTCAATCAGTAGGAGGTCGTATCCATCCCGCGCAAGTTTGCGGGTGTCCATGCTGATCTGTTTTCCGTAGCTCGCGGCCAATCGGATGGCCAAGCTCAAATAGACGGCTTCAACGGCGTAATTTGGCAGGCCGGATGCGCTGTCGATGTTCGAATCCTGTGGGTTTGCGGGCATGGCATAGCCGACCCTGACGCCCTTCTTTTCCCAGGTCGCCATCATCACGTCGAGGCGGCGCAATGCGGCCTGCTGCTCGTCTGGCGAAATGTCGAAAACGTAGCCCTGAATTGCCAGCTCAGAAAATGCCTCGTCAATGATCTGCAATTTCGACCACATATCAGCCCTTCGCGTTGATGCGCTCTAACAATTTTCGGTCTGTCGTGCGCCCGTCAAACTCAATGCCGAGCGCATGGGCCTGAACGGCCAATGCCTGCCGATCCAGTGCTGCGGGTTGATCCATTGCTTGTGCTTGCGCTTGCGCTGGTGGCGCTGGTGGCGCTGCTTGCGCTGGGGGCGAAATAGTTGTCTCGCTCCACCCGTCTGCAAGCTCTGATTCTAATTCGCCTGCGTGGTGGACGATCTTGATGGAGTATTTCAACCCCTCAATAGCCACGTTTCCGCCTGATTTGTAAAGTACTTGAGGAAATCGTTTCATGGCTTTGAAGTTGTAAGGGGTGGCTTTTGACCACCCCTAGGTTTGCTGCTTAGGTCTGATTTGCCAGGATAACCCCGCACAATTCAGGTTGCAACACAGTCGCGGCATAGAGCGCCGTATATCGGCAGGTCGTCTTTGCCTTCAAGTGGTCGAAAGCATACGACATAATCAGAGGGATGCCCTGCTTGCTCGTCGCGGTCATGATCTGTGCGCCTTGGCCGCTTGGGAATGCCAACTTGCCGGCCATCAGCTCAACCGCGCCATCAACCCAAAACGGCGAGACCGGCTTGGTTGCGTTGTTCAGAAACACGATAGAAGCGCCAGCCCCAGCCACAGCGCTAGCGTTTTGATATGGCCCGGTTGCGATGATTGCTGGTGTGATGACTAGGCTTGACGTACCGGCGCCGGAAATGATGCGGTAAGTTTGCTGTTGCCCGGTGTCGTCCTTGGTGATGTTGTGCACCGAATTCACGCCGACAATCGTAAACGCGTCGCCGTTTTTGGTGTTGGCGATGTTCGCGCCCGCAACCGTCAAGGTCATGCGCCGATTATCGGTCGGGAGGTCGCCGGTCATAGCCGATGGGGTGAACGACTGAGCGCCCGAAACAGTCGTGCCCGTAACCGTGCCCGCCGTCGGCAGGTTAAACAGATTGTCGGTTCGGAAAGTCTCGAATCCCGCAATGCCGGGCACCTTGGAGCGCTCGTATGCGTCAAGCGAAGTGCTCCCCATATATTGGCGATTACCCAGGTCTTTGGCCACGTCCTTGTAATCAAACGGGTTCAAGAACAGCTTTTTGCGCGAGCCCATAGGCATGCCCTTCGCGAGCAAGACAGCCTCAGCCATAGCGCCATCGTCCCATGTCAACGCGCCGACCTTTTTGACCACGTTGGCGGCTTGGTTGGCAACTACGGAATAAATGTCAGCATCGATCTGAGCCGACAAACGCAAACCTGCCGCCTTGCCTGTGTTGCGCATATGGGCCTCGTCGCGCATTTCTTTGGCGTCGAATGCGTACAAGACGTTTTGCGGCGTCTTGTAGGTTGCAGGAACCATGCGCTGAATCACATCGGTAGGCGTCGAGCCGGAAATGTCCAGGCCCGATGTAATCGCCATGTGGTAATCCTGCGGGCGGTAGATGGTGTCGCCTGCGCGCTGCATGGATTGCTGATCGGGCGAACTGAACGCCGCCTCTTGCGAGATAACGCATGCAGCGTCAAAGCCAACAACGAAATCCTCGAAGTTAATTTCGAGGTCTTTTGTGAGAAGGTTT